GGAGATCAACATGGGTACGACAACTTTTTCAGGTCCGATTCGGGCAGGTAATATTAGAAATACAACGGGTACTGTCGTTGGAACAGACATAGCAAACGTCGGCTATGTTGTAATGACTCAACAACATGTAATGGACATTTCTGGCGGTGCTGTTGCAGCAGAAGCCACAAATGTAGTAATTCCCGCTAACTCAAAAATTGTAAACATAGTTATTGATTTAGAAGTAGCTGCTAACACCACAACAAATATTAGTGTCGGTGATACTGTAGGCGGTGCAGCAACACTGATTAATGCTGTTGCTTCTGGAACCACTGTAGGTATTAAAGCATTAGGTGCTTCTGGTGGTGGTACACTTACATGGAAGAACACTGGTACAGCCGATTTAAAATTAACAGCTACTTCAAGTGCAGCGTGTAATGCGGGATCAGTTGTTATAACAGTAATGTATGCTCAGGCTTTTAACACTGCTGTTCAACCTTAATAGGAGATGTTAAATGGCAGGTCCAGTAACCGCATATAATTGGGTTCAAGGCACAACGGCTGCGATTGTTGGGCCTACTCGTTCTCGTCTTCGTCAGGTGGTGATCTACGCTGCTGCCGCGGGCGCGTTTACTCTCAAGAACGGCGATACTAACGGAACCGTTCTTCTTACCCAGACGTTTCCAACGGGGCATCATGTCATGAACATTCCTGATGACGGCATTATCGCCAGCGCAGGAGTGTACATTGATGCGTTCACGGGCTCGGCAAATCAGCTTACGATTATCTTGTCGTAGGTGTCGAGATGGTCGGTAGTGAGGTAACGTCTTTTTACTCTCAGACTTCGGCAGCGTTGGTTCAACGGCGCTGTCGGCTTCAAGGCGTTGTCTTAACGTATGAGTCAGGAGCTACCGGGCACATTGTCTTGTACGACAATGATTCAGCGGCCTCGGGTAAGATCTTACTCAGGGTTGATGAAACGTCTCAGGGTATGGATGAAGTGTACATACCTGGGGACGGCATACTCGCAAAGAAGGGCGTGTATGCGTCCATACCTGGAAACACTACGATAACAGTGTTTGTGGAGTAGACATGGCAAAGATCGACAAGTCCAAGATGAAATGCAACAAGCCCAAGCGCCAGATTTCTGGCGGCAAGAAGTCTGTTGTGAAGGCCTGTAAGGACGGCAAGGAGAAGATCATTCGTTTTGGCGATGCCAATATGAAAATCAAGAAGTCGGATCCCAAACGTCGTAAGTCTTTCCGTGCCCGTCATGGATGTGATACGAAGAAGTTAGACAAGTTAACGGCCCGGTATTGGTCGTGTAAGATGTGGTGACAGGTTTGGACAAGAGCATACAATTAATGTTGGCCGGAACTTTCCTAACCCTTGCTTCAGCGGGTCTGGTCTGGATGGTTTCTACTCTTATATCGGTTGATAAACGTACAGAGGTTATGGACGTTAAGATGGATCATGTGGTTCAAGCTGTAAACGCCCTAACAGAAAGGCAGGCTCACCTTGATAAGTCGTGGACAAATGTACTTCCAGGTCTCCAAGCCGCCAGAGGAGCTAAGTAATGGCCGAGAAAAAGAAAAAGCTCGACGCCTGCGCCAAGAAGGTGAAAGCTCGGTACAAGGTGTGGCCCAGCGCATACGCAAGCGGAGCGGTAGCCAAGTGCCGAAAAGTGGGAGCCGCAAACTGGGGCGAATCTTCTAAGAAGCGCAAGCGCCCTGTGAAGAAGAAGTTAAAAGACGGCGGTTATGTTGCTTATGGCTGCGGCGGAGTTACAGAGGGTCGTCGGAAAGAGACGAATAACTACTGATGGCAAAGAAGGATAACTCACTGCGCAAATGGTTCTCCCAGAATAACGGGAAGGGCTGGGTTGACTGTAAGACAGGAAAGTCCTGTGGGCGTCAAAAGGGAGAGAAACGTAAAGGTTACCCTGCTTGCCGCCCGACTATGGCACAGTGTACGTCAGCTTCGAAAAAGAAGAAATCTTCTAAGCGTATTAACTGGAAAGCCAATGGCGGCTTAGTAAGAGTGTTTTGAAAACCTTGAGGAGTATGTTATGAAGGATCTAAGTGGCGACGGCAAAGTAACCAAGAAAGATGTTCTAATTGGGCGCGGTGTAATCGAGAAAAAGAATGGCGGCATGTTGAACGGCTACATGGGCGGCGGCATGATCAAAAAGGGCTACAAGTACGGTGGCAAAGTTAAAGGGTACAACGCTGGCGGTTGTGTAATGGCAGGCCGCGGCGGATCGTTTAAAGGAAGCAGCTGATGGCAACTTCAGGTTCAAGGGATTTTAACCTCGATGTNGGAGAGGTTATTGAAGAAGCGTATGANCGNTGTGGGCTAGAGGTCCGCACGGGCTATGACGCTCGTACTGCTCGTAGGTCCTTGAACTTGATGTTTGCNGANTGGGCTAACCGGGGNCTNAACNTNTGGACCGTNAAGCANGGGNCNATNACCCTTACNCAAGGTCAAGCNCANGAGNCNNTGCTTTCTGATGTGGTAGATCTTCTTGATGTTGTGGTTCGCCGAGGTGGCACAGATTTCGAAGTGGAGCGCATTAGCCGTGGTGAGTATGCAACTCTTCCAAACAAAACGACACAGGGGCGTACCAGTCAGTACTGGCTGAATCGGCAAATTGATCCTGTAATTAATCTATGGGCTGTTCCGGAGAACTCCACAGATCAGTTGATTTATTATTATGTCCGCAGGATCGAGGACGCAGACTCTTTGGTTGACACAACGGATATGCCTTTCCGGTTTTTCCCTTGCATGGTTGCAGGACTGGCCTACTACATGGCGATGAAACGTGCGCCGGAACGTGTGCAGTTGTTGAAGACGGTGTATGAAGAAGAGTTCCAACGTGCAGCGGACGAGGACCAGGGTCGGACTCCTTTGAAACTTCAGCCTAGTTTGAGTTACTTGAGGGTATAATGGCATACGCTAGCGGTAAAAATGCTTGGGGAATATCTGATCGGTCTGGTCGCCGTTACCGTCTTAGTGAGATGAAGGTGGAGTGGACGGGGGCTAAAGTTGGTCCAGATGAGTTCGAGCCCAAGCACCCACAGCTGTACCCGCCCAAAGCATATCCAGACCCGCAGGCACTACGGGATCCTCGCCCTGAAACACAGCTTGCCGAGCAACGTGCAGTGCAGTGGGGCTGGAACCCTGTGGGCTTTGCGTATATTCCAGGGCTTAGTCCTCCTGATAACTTGGTCGCTCAAGGCTCAGTTGGAACAGTAACGGTGGTGACAACATGAGTTTTACATATGCGCAGCTAAAGCAGGCTATTCAGGATTATACGGAGAACGACGAGACATCCTTCGTCACGAACTTGCCTTTGTTTATTAGGCAGGCAGAAGAACGTATCTTGAAGAATGTACAACTTAGCTTGTTTCGAAAGAACTCCACAGCTTCGACTACAGCAGGCAACCCTTATCTGGCGGTGCCTTCGGACTTCCTTGCTCCGTTTTCTTTGAGCTTGCGGGGTCCAGATGCGGACAAGTTTTTCGTAGAGTTTAAAGATCCTAGTTTCTTGCAGACCTATACTCCGGACGATACGACAACGGGTGCCCCACGTTATTATGGGGTGTTTGATGTAGAAAACTTTTTATTAGCACCAACACCGAATGCTCCTGCGGTTGGGGTAAATTACACTGCAGAGCTTCACTATTTTTATCGTCCCCTCAGTTTGACTGCGGGGGCCGAAAGTGGCACGACTTGGCTCAGTGTAAACGCTGAGATGGCAATGCTATACGGCTCCTTGATAGAAGCCTACATTTACATGAAGGGTGAGCAGGACATAATGTCGTTATACAACTCTCGTTTTAATGAAGCGTTGCTGGGAGTCAAACAGCTTGGTGAGGCAAAAGAAACTACGGATGAGTACCGCACAGGTAAAGTCTTGCGGGAGAAAACGTAATGTTTGAGTTCAAAGTAGACATCAACAGGGATGCTCCTGTCATCGGGGTAAAGACCACGGACAACCGCGGGTTCACGCCAGACGAGTTGGCGGAGCAGTGTGTCGATAAAATTATTTCGGTTTCCGATACTGCCCATCCAGGGATACGAGACCAAGCTCGTGCTTTCTCGAAGCACGTCGAAACGCTTGTTGCATATTACATGCGACAGGCTATTCGCAGTGACCGCACAACTGTGTATAATGCACTCAAGGATGCGGGAAACCCCGAACTGGCTGAACTTATAAGGAGACTATAACCATGGCTTTCAGCGGAAACTATATGTGTACTTCCTTTAAGCAAGAATTGCTTACTGGTAGTCACAATTTTACAAACTCATCGGGCGATACGTTTAAGTTGGCTCTGTACACAAACAGTGCTTCTTTCAACGCAGCGACCACAGCTTACACAGCAACAAACGAAGTCGCTAATTCCGGTTCGTATGCTGCGGGCGGCGGAGCGTTGACCAACGTAACTCCTACGACTTCTGGAACCACTGCGTTCACAGACTTTGCGGACCTGACGTTTACATCTGCCACGATTACTGCACGAGGCGCGTTGATTTACAACACTACAACGGGCGCAGGGTCGGGTACTACAGACACTGTTGTTGTTTTGGACTTTGGCTCTGACAAATCGTCTACAGCGGGCGACTTCCAGATTGTATTCCCAACGGCAGAC